AGTCGATGTCGGATACGCGGCGCTACGGTTTCCCCAAACCCGAAGGCCCGTGCCGAAAGCGTTGAACACGGTCACGATTCCCGCCGCATTAAGATTGTTCGTATCTGACAACGGGTCGAGGATTGAGGCGTAGAGCGTAACGTCCGGCCCGAGTATTCCGTCCACCTGCGTGTTCGACGGCGACCACCAGTACCCCTGCGCCAGGTCCTTAGCCGCGATCGCTCCCGCCACCCACTGCGAGTATGGCCCCACTGCGTTCGCATTGAATTGCGCGGGCAGCGGCGTCCCCGAAGCGTTCAGCGTAACCCCGGTCGACACGATCCCTGTGTCGTAGAAAGTCTCTTGCGGATAACACAGAATCGTTCGGTTGCTCGACGTTCCGAAAGCATTGCCCCCGACTCCTCGATTGCTTATCGCGGTCACCGCTGAAGTGGCTGGCGGCGAATCCACCAGCGCCATCGCTCGAATAGTGTTCGCCATCGCGGTAATCGCTGTCGCGACCGAGGCGTCCTGCGAGTACCCGGGTGCGATGAGTATCTTGGGAAAGAAACCCATCGTGCCGTAGGTCGTCTGAAATGCCTGCAGCCCCGTGTAAACGCCGCCGGTGATTGCCCCGATCACGTCAGCATCCATCACCTTCGACGGATCAGCGTAGTTGAACGCGATCAACACGCTCGCGCCGGCACTGATATGACCACCCGAACCCGTCGCTACGATACTGATCGCACCGTTTACCGCGTCGAGCGTATAGTCAATACCCAACGCGTACGTAGTACCCGCCGGATTACTAGTGACTACAACGTTCAACACGCCCATGTGCCCGAGACTAATCGCTCCCTGGGTATTGAAGCTGAATGCGGTCGCGGTTATCGCAGTAAAGTGCCGACTGGGATCGAATACGTTGACGACGATCGCCTGTCCTGCGCCCTGCGCCTGGATCGCCTGCAGCGCATATGGAATCGAGTATCCGCGAACCAGCGGTCCGAAATTTGCTGCGTCGAGCGCTGAAGACGCCAGCGTCGGGGTGTTCGGCGCTGGCGCAACCGAAGGCGATTTCACCGCCCAGCTCGGCGCCGTCCCCACCAGTCCGATCACCGCCGACTTGACGACCGTGACCGGGACGGGCCCATTAGGCACTTCGACTATCTCAACTCCATGCAGGAAACTGGCTGGCATGTATCACCTGTTACTCAGTTGAATCGAATTACTATTCGGTCGCTTTAGTTAACCGGTACACTCTCGTCCGCCGTCACAACGACCTCTTCCGCGTATGAGTATGCGATTTGCACCGTTTCGCCCGCCGTTATCGCGCCGGCCGCCAGCGCAGTGACTATTCCGTCGGCTCGATCTATCGAGTAGTCGGTGCCTGCGATCAGCGATGCCCCGCCCGGCCCCGTGATGCTGACGGCAAACACGTTGCCTTGCGGAAGCTGTATCTGGCTATTCGAATTGAACGTGTAGGCTGCCGCGCCGACTGTGATCGAAGTCTGTCCCCCTTCCTCTAGCGCGATACCCTTGATGAAGAGCGGGAAGTCGTCCGGCTGCGAGGCTTCGCAGGCAACCGTGCTGAGCGCGAACGTCGACGCGTACGTCCACACCCCACCCTGCTTATCGCGCTTCACGAACTTCTCGCGCACCGGGTACATCTTGCGGCAGCCCGGAATCAGAAATCCCGTCAGCGCGGTCCGAATACTTTCGATGATCGAATATGCGCCTGGACTTGTGCCCGACGGGTCGCCTCCGACCGCCCATCCGAGGTCGCGCATCATCACTTCGATCTCGAACTCGAGTTTGCGTTCCTGGATAATCGCCGAGGTATCGAGCAGCTCGCCATATTGCGCGCCTTTGAACATCACCAAAGCCGCGCCCACGCGATGGGTGAGGCGCCAGCTCTCGGGCCGATCCGGATAGTGCGCGATCTCTATCGAGTTGATTTGAGAATTCAGCCGGCTGACGATCGCGTCTCCGATTGTTGCGATGTCGATCGCTGTCGGTGGCGCGAAGGTCACGCCGTTCCAGGGTGCGTCCAGCATCACGCCCATCTCAGAAGCCCCTCAATTTGCCGCGGGTGAAGATGCGGTTCGGGCCCCGCACTGTTTCCACGTTATCCGCCAAGGGCGGCTCCAGGCCGTCATCTGAAAGGCCGAGAGTGAGTTCTCCCGCTGCGACTTTCGTCAGCATCGCGACTGCGTCGTCGTAACGCTTTCGCGCGTCTTCGAGGTCGTGCAGCGGACGCAGCGACTGCAGCCGGTACATCGCGATGTCGGTAGCTAGTCGGTTCAGAACGGCGGGCGGATCAGTCAGTGGGAGGGTGAAGCGGCCTTCGATATAGCCGTCAATCTCCGCGGACGCGTCGGCCAGCGCCTGTGTGATCGGAGTATCGTTCACCGTAGTCGCGGTCGGATCTTCATTAGTCAGTTGCACCAGGTCGCGATTCGGGTACCGATTGATCACATCTTGCGCCGTAGCGTAACTCACTGTCCTAACCTCACTTGCGCGGAACTGACTATTGCGCCGAGGGGTCTCTCCGCGGGCGACAGGCTATTTGCTTGCGCCCGCGGAGAGTGGCCGCGCACTCCGGCGATAGCGCGGGAAGGAGGGGGACCCGCGCTGCGCCGGTTCAGGGAAACTTCTTCCAATAATTCTCTTCCCATCTCCGTGCTCTTACGCGAGGAACTCGCTGACGATCAGATCGGCGCTGTTGCGCCAGATGTTTGAGGTGGAGACGTTTGCGCTGGCCCCCGTGCCCGCCATGAACTCAGAGTTCAGCAATTGACGCGCGACTTCTTCCAGCGTCGGCGGCACCAGCAGGTACACGCCGCTGCGGCTCGACAGCGCGCCAAACGGCTGTCCTGCATCGGTTTTGAACGCGCGCATCGCTGCCCGCGCCGCACCGTAGTTGGCCGGATTGCTCAGGTCCATGTTGCTGGCGTAGGCCAATTGCCACAGGCCCACTCCCGTGTTGGCGCGGCCGTCGACGCCGTAGCGGAACTCGCGGCGGTTGAATACCGCTTCGTCAGTGACGTTGGTCATCCGCGTGACGGCATACTCGCGCCGCAACTGAAAGATGAATGGGCGAATGACGCGCGACGCGTCGATCAGGTACCAGTAGGCGCCAGTGCCGCTCGAGTTGATATTCGAGGTTGGACTGCCGGCCTGGCCCATCAGGCCGACCGGATGGCTCGCGGAAAAGAACGGCTGGCCGTCGAAGCCGACCACCTCGCTCGGAGTTGCCACCGCGTTCTTGATCATCGCGAACAGCAACATGTCCGGATGGACTTTCGTATCCCATCCGAGCTGCTCGATGATCGGCTCGTACGCGCCGTAGGTGTCGTCCTCGATATCATTGCGATCGATCGCGACGGTGTCTTCGAAGTTGCGATTTACGATGGTGTATTCGTGGGTCTCGAGCGCCTGGATTACCCTGTCGCCCAGCCATTCGCGGAACGTCGTAGTGCGCCCCAGCCATGGATACGTCGTCTGGCGCGAGGCCGAACGGACGACGCTGGTGATTTGCTCGTAGTACGACGGCGGCTTCTCGAACCCGCGCTGGAAGACGACGTCGAAGCCGGTGAACAATGAGGTCAGATTCGCTGCGCTGATTTCCATCTAATTATTCCTCGTCTCCTTTTTTCTGCGTCACGCGCTCGCGGTCGACTGATGCCAGAAATCGACCCAGACCTGGCCGCTTGGATCGATCGCGACGACTACTCCGGCCGCCGCGTATTGCTGGACCGAGGCGCCACTGGCGCGATCGGTGGCGGTGACGTTGTTGTCGTCGAGCGCGAAGCACACCAGTCCGACCTGCGCGGCGCCGACAGTTCCGTCGGTAGCGTAGAGAAACACGCCCTTGCGCGCCGTGATCGAAATCGCGCCGGCTGCTCCTGGATTGTTGATCGCGTTCTGGCCCGGGATGCCGTTGGTGACGTATTCGGCGCGCCCGCTTATTTTGAGCGCGTTGGCTACCGTGGTGGTCGCCGACGCCGGGACCGCATTGCCGGCCGCGTTGAGCGCGACCATTCCGCCTAGGTAAATATTGGTGTTCGCTTCGACCGGATACGTGCGCATCCGGCCGCCGCCGGCCATTTCGGGCGTATTTCGCGCATTGGTTAGAGCCGCCATCTTTTCACCCTTGTCGATGCGCGCCCGCGCGCCCGTTTCGAGAACGGCGCGCGGCGCGAGTTAGTCCTGTTTGTTTCGAAAATCGGCGCGGCGAATTTCCGCGCTGCGTTGATCGGCTTCGGCCCGCTCCAGGCTCAGGAAGTCCGTGCGTCCGCGCTTGCGTCGAATGAATTCCGAATGTTTGAGGCCGAGCTGCGCGCAAATGGCGAGTTCTGCCGAGTTCAATGCGCCCGCGCGCCGGTCGGCCGGCGGCTCACCCGCAAGGCCAAGGTTCTCGCCAATGATCGAGGGCTGCTTGGCGGCGAACGCCTGGAAGCCGCGCGCGTCGGCGGCGCAGTACGCTATTGCCCATTCGCGCTGCGCGGGCACGATTTTGCCGGCGCGAATCGCATCCTCCACCGTATGCGCGGCGCGCTCGCGGGCGCGCTCGGCCTTGAGCGCGTTGAGCTCGGTCAGCGTCCGCTCGAACTCTGCGATCGCGACGTAGTGCGCGGGGTCGTGTGCGTGCGTGCTTGTCAATTGTGACGCCGTCGCATCGCCGGCCGCGCGCAGCTCGCGCACTTTGGCGACGACTTCCGCCACGGTCGCATCGTCGTCGAGATTCAGCAGCTCGCGTATCTCATCCGTTGGAAATTCCATGCGTTGGTCCTTGATGTCGTTGTCGGCCGCCGTTGTGCTCGACGCCGCAATTGCGGTCAGGTGAAGGTTTGGATTGTTGGTGAGGCCGGCGCGCAGGAGCCGGGTCACGCTTCCGTCTTTCGGATCGAATTGGAACACGGGCGACACGTATCGGTACTCGCGAGCGACGATCGAACCCGCTGCCCGCATGGTCCATTCGACCCGGCCCCATACGGCCCCGGCGCGCACCTCGAGTTCGCGAATCCAGCCGGCCGCCGGAGCGGGTCGCCCTTCAGGCGCGCCGAAGTCGGTCGCATGGTCGTAGTCGATGGGAAGTCCCGCGGCCATTTGCATCGCGGTGGTTGACGCGATGACGGCGACGGGATCGTCGAGCCGAAATGGTCCGCGTCCGTCGCGCCCGTAGAAGACACCGGCCGGCAGCAGCTCGATCCATTCGGGAGCGGCGACGGCGGTCTGGTCTTCGGGTGAGCTCGCGGAGGCGGGCGCACCGGCGGTATCGATCACGAACGAAGGAATCAGTTTGCCCGCCTGCGTCTCGTTTTCACCGCCGGTGCGTGTAATGAGGTGTTCCATCGAGGCGCATTGTGACTCGAAGTCAACTTGTGCGTAAGGCTGAAAAGTTCATCCTGAACTTTTGTGGCCACATGAAAGATTAATGTAACTAATAGTAGAGCTTCCGTTCACTGTCTGTCTCCTCCCCCAGTTAGTGAGAGGATGAAGGCGAGGGTCCGATTACAGCGCTACGCGCGATTCACGATTCTGCTTTCTGTCTCTCTCCTATCGTTCTCGCATTCACCCACATCAGGCTGTTACAAATTTGCCAGCATGAAAGCTGACGTAATCGAAGTGACGAAACTGCGCGTTGAGCGCGAGGCGGTCATCCTCGAGGCGATCGATTGGCGGGTCGTGCGCGGCGAGCATTGGGCGATTCTCGGCGCCAATGGTTCTGGCAAGACTTCGCTGCTCCGAGCCCTCACGGGATACTTGCCGCCGACTTCCGGCGAAATTCGCGTGCTTGGTGAGACCTATGGCCGCTTTGACTGGCGCGATCTGCGGACGCGAATCGGGCTTGTTAGTTCAAGCGTGCACCAGATGATGGAGGACAATGAGACCGCTCTCAAAGCCGTCGTCAGCGGACGCTACGCGCCAATT